TAAAGTCGTTTGCACTTGCAAAATGATAACCACCATAAGTAGTAGATACTTGGTTTGGAAAAGAACCAGTGACTTCATGATTCAGATAATTAGCACCGTGAACATGTTCATCGTCATAGCTCCCACCAAATTTACCCCAATAAGGTTCTTCTCCAGTAGCAAACGCTTCGTCTATAACCCATCTAGATCCACCTTCTGTTAAATCCGCATATATTTTCTGCCAAACATACCAACTCCAATACTCATCATCAGTATAAGGCTTCCCATTGTGTGCTGCATTTGCATAACAAGGATACCCACCAAATGTCCCGCTGTTAAAGCAATTGTGAGGCCATCCATTAGCCACCATGTCATTAATTGCGTCTTCATGTTCAGTCCAGGTATAGTATCCATCCCAAACAGTGCCCATGTTTAGTGAATTTTCATTAAAATCTTTTAAATAACCAGCTTCAGCTGTTTTAAGAACAGTTGTGTCAGCAAATTCCCCTTGTTGAAATATAGCCTCATTAATAGCTTGATCTTTTAATATTTTAGCAAAAAATCTACCTTGAAAAAGGGCTTTATTTTGTATTATTTCTTGCGCTATTTCAAGAGATATTTGATTATCACTAGCGTTACTAACACCTCCAAGTAAAAAATCAGGATCACCAATAGCACCACCACCAACAGGGTCTGAATTATGCACCCACGCTGCGTCAGCCTCAAAAGGTTTTTTGATTCTTACCTCGTAGTGAAAACCATCCTTCTTCTTTGTGATATTATCTATTTCGTACCAATCCGTTTGTTCACCTGTAATATTACCACTCAAATCAGTTGTTAACAACCTAAGAAATAAAGGACCATTGTTTAGAGCACCACCACCTCTACCATCATCACCCGGTGAATTATGCCGTTTATGTATGTCTTGTAATATCGTATTTTCTAAAGCCCCTTGATTTATTCTAAACTCTTTCGCACCTTCAACAGGTATAAGATCCGTTTGATCGAATAAAACAAACGAACCAGTATCTTGACCAGCTCTACCTAAAATAGATTTTCTAGTTTTTATATATTCAGGAGCTTCATTTTTAATATCTATAATTTTATATACTTCATTGCTAAGTTCAGCGTCGTTAGATTTATATCTCTTTTTTAAATGCAATGATGTATCTAAATCTAATTTATTTCTATCATTAGATGGGAAAGCCAACCAAACATTATCATCTTTAGCATCAAAATATCTATCTAAAGATAGATTATAATACTCTGAATACGTGTCTTTTATGTAAAATTTATGATGAGTTGCCCAAGGAGGAGGAGAGTTTAAAGGTTTTATCTCTATTTGGGTTGGGGTGCTAGAGTTTAATTTAGCAACGGATATAGAAGCCGAAGCATCTGACAACACTGGAGTTTGCCTATTGTATTGATCACAATACACAACACCCAATTGGTAATCTCTTATGGATTTAATAGATTTATAAGTGGAATCTTGTACTCTAGGTCTTAACGTAGTGGTGAAGCTAGGTCTCAAGCCATACAGATTGTAGTTCTGCAAGTAATTACCATATACAATTCTATTTCCAGTTACCTCTTGACTAAGTGCTTTTTTAGGAACATTATCCCAAGGTCTTAATAATTGGTTGGAAGGTAAAACAGATTTTATAGTTTCCTCACTTATTAAGTATGAATTCGATGACCAGTAAACATCAGTAGGCACAATTTCATCAACTATATAAACATTTGGAGAATCAGATTCTTTATATAAAATATCAACTTGCACAACTCCATCTGGTATATTCCCTGGAACTATACCGTTCAATGTTAACTCTCTTAATTGATTTTGCATACCTAGATTATAACCTTTGTTTGGTAAATAATCATAATCACCAGGCATAAAAGCAGGTTCAGAAAAAGGACCATAAGTAGAATATTCCCCATCTTGATATTTGTACCTCAGGGCAAATCTTGGAAATTTTAATTTATATAGCTTTTCGTAACTCTTATCTAAATCTACAGCATAGTTTTCTAAAACGTTTGTTACAGTGTCTGATATAGATACTATAGAACAAATATATGTCAAACCTGATTTTTCCTCTATAATAAGTCTAATTTCTGGCTGTGTAATAGGATATAAACCACTACTACTGCCACTTCCAAAGCTCGAGTTAGTTTTTAAGAACAAAACGTCTCCAACTTTGTAATTTAAAGTACCGCCAGTAGCGCTACCTAAAACAATTTCTATTTCGTCATTAATTGAATAACTACTTGAAAAAGCAAAAGTTGTTGTGCCGTAAGAATTACCGGCTCTTTGTCCAACCATACTGAGCGTTGGACTTGATAATGGAGATTTCTTAATTACCGTTATATGCTCTTCTTTAACAGGTTTAGCTAATCCACCTAGATCTCTGCTAGGATTTTTAAATTGAGTGTGAGTTTCACCAGTATAAAGAGTACCCTGAACACTACGTGGTATATTTATTTTTTTAGGTTCAGAGCCTAATAAATTGTTACTTGAGTCATAATAACCATCCGTCCAATATAACATGTCATCTACAATGTTTATGCCAGTTATAAGATTGTTATTATTGAAATTTAGCACCCTAGGTCCCTGCCATATTAAGTTTGTGTAAGTGTTTAATGCAAGGTTAAGAGTTGTGTCTAAATTAGCATATATTTCGCTTCCATTATACATTTGACCGTTTTCCTCTACTTTAAAGCCCTGCATAAGCAACTCATTATCACCAAGAATAAAAGGACCATCACCCGCACAAGCGCCAGGAGTTCCCGAGGGATGTGGGCTAGCCATTGTAATTGAGTTAGTCGCAACATCAATCGTGTCAACACACAGAAGCTTCTCATCTTCCGCCATCCCTACAACAAGTAAATCTCCAACGGTAAAATCACTAACATCATAAGCATTTGGATTTGGCAATCCATTAATAGGATTAGTTGCTCCCCAAACTAACATATTACCGTTAAACGAATCCGTAGTACCCGCTGGTAGTAGATATTGAATACTAGAAGCTATTAAATCGTCATTTACGTTTGTTACTCCATTCTGATCCCAATCCCAAAGATGAGCATAATACTTACCAGTAAGTGGGCCTAATTGAAAATCAGCATCTGGAATAAATGGAGCAAAAGGCACTATTGTTTGGTCTAAAACAAGTTTAAAGCCAGATACTGATGGATCAAAACCGTTTGTAATATTTTCAGTCCACGCTGAAGCCGCGGTTACAGTAAAAGGACCTTGTGGATTACCACCAACTCCAACTCCTGATGCATCGATATTAATTGTAATTTCCGCACCAATATATTCAGACGCAGTGTTAGGAGCCATCCAAGTACAATTACTAATATATACAGTGTTACTAGAGGCGTCTTGAATTACTCCACCAGCATTAACACCTTCTACCCAAAACTCATGACAAGGTGCCATTCCCGAATTAAACCCACCCCAACTCAGTTGCCACACTGTTGATAATTGCGGGGTATTTATTGCTTCTTTTTCGTATGAAAACATTATTAATTGCCCGTGACTTAAGAAATCTACAACAGCCGTGTTAGAAGTATCTCCACCACTGGTAACACCAGTAACTGTCCAACCTTTTTCTATTTGACTAAACCCTACGTCTGAAACATTTAATTGATCTACATTTAAATTTTCAAAATTAGTAGTTGTAAAAGCGTAAATATCAACAAAAACAGGTTCACAACCAGAGCCATCAATTGCATTACTATTAGTACGCATGATTATATCTTTCAACGTTGTTGTTGAACTCCAGTCAGGAGTAACATCAGCATTGTAACCAGAAACTAGCCAATATAAAGCGTCATTTTTTTCGTCCGCAATAGACCCAACTGTAGTCGCGCCTACAGGAATAGGGTTTGACAATTGCGATGACAAATAAGTGCCGCTATAATCACAAGGCATTGAATTCCCTAATATATTTTCAACAGCACCAACATCTGATGATTCCGATGTAGACACTTGTATGTTCTGAGCATCTCTATATTCACCTAGTGGAACAATTCTCTCATCGAGATCTTTGTTCATTTTACCCTTGGTAAAATTACGCTTTATCTCCGGCATATATTAGTGTTTTATTTGTTTTGATTTACCTCTTAAAATTTGAGTGATTTCTTCTAATTTAATATTAGATAATCTTAGTTTTGCTTTTCTTGTTTCAGCAAATTTTTCTTTTTTATAACGTCTAACGACATATTCTGGTATGTTAGCTCTTGTAGATACAATACCATAAATTATCCATTTGTAAAGAGCTTCTTCTGCAAATTTATGAACTTGCATTTCATTATCCTTTCCAAGACTATCGCTTATATAATCTAAGATCACAGTTTTACCAGAAATATTAGAGCTAAAATGAATTTTTCCAGAAGCACAATCTATATAATAAGATCCGTTAACTTGAGCATGTTGAGGATCTAATCCGTATCTCTGCCCATCGACTGGCCAATAAGTATCATCCTCGTAATCATCATTATTATTTTCAGAAGGCGTGTTTGATTTGTAACTAGTCCACGTATCTGTATCCGCAGCGTCAGGAGAAACAAAAAGTATTTCACCGTCAGTTATAGGCCCGGTTGTAGGTAAAGAACTAACAAGTATAGTCGTGCCACTAACGTTTAATATAGTGGTGCCAGCGGGAAAATCCGCATGATATAATACCATGCCTATTTCAAGGTTTTCTAAATCAGATGCTGTACCTGTTATTTTATAATCATTTAACGAGTTATTCCAAGATAAGTTCTCTATTATATGAGAAGACTTTTGTGGTAGTATTAAAGAACCGTCAGTTTTAGTAAATGTTAAAGTAGCGTCAGCAACAGTTATATCAGGTGCGGTTGATACAGTTATAGTTGTTAAACCAGCGCTGTTAGATATTGCGGTTACTGTAACGTTAGGGTAAAGGGAGCCACCGGTTACAACCATACCAATTAATATATCTTTATACTCCTTGTCTAGCGTGATATCTTTATCACCATCAGTCATGCTGCCAATGGCTTGTAATTTAAAATCTCCATTAGCATCTTGTAGTGGGTTAGAAGATGGGTTTGACGTTTTAGAAGTAGGGTACATTAAATGCTTTATACCAGCAGAATCTACCCAACTTACTTTAGTATAATTGACATAATCTTGTGGTAACGGCATTTGAAGCGCTGCTGGCACAGTAAACTCTTGCGCTTTACAAGATTTAAAAGTATCAAATGATAATTCCTGCATTGCTCTTTGAGCATGAAAAGCAACATCAACTCTTTTAACTCTAGGGATTATTTTATCTTCACCCACGTAGGCAATTATAAATTGATTTATTACATTATCTAATGATGTAAATTGATAATTACCATAATTATTTCCCGCGTAATACGATTGAGGTGTTTGTGTTATTAATCCCATTTATTTATTGTTTTTCTTGCATGATTTGTGCTGCTTCCATTCCTTGCCCAGCTTTCATTATATCATCTCTTCTCATAGATACACCGGTAAATTTCAATATTTTATAAACTAATTCGCTTTCTTCCGATTGATGTAATTGGAAGTTAATTACTTGACTATTGTCATACATGGCTTTGCCATTTACAACGACATAAGACCATTTAGGTGTAATTGGTTTTTTTATGTAATTACAAGTAACCGTAACCGCAGGGTAGGTTTGGATTGTAGTTTCATTAAGTCTAACATATACCGGCCTAGTAGCTGTAGGGTTCAGTAGCGGTGTATTTTGTATATACAAAAGTTCGTTTGGTTGAATCTCTTCTACCTCTACCCCACCCGCAATAACCGTTCCTAATCTATACATATTGTTTGGTAAAAGTCCACTCGGAACTGAGCCTGTGGTTTCAAATACAGATATTTTTTCATTTAAATTGTCTCTTATATCACTATATTCGTTTGAATTACCAAGTTTTAATAAGTAAAAATTCATATCATAGAAATACTGCTCAAATATTTCTTGTTGAGCTTGGTCAGCAAACAAATTAAACTCTTGAGGTGTAATATAACCTCTTTGTTCTTTGTTAGCAAACATTAAAACTTTTTGATATACTGTATCTATACTTACCATAATTTCTTTTTAGTTATTATAAGGGAAAAATCTATTTAGAGCTTGTTGTCTTTTATTGCAGCCACAATCTTTACCTGTTGCTTTAGCAACTGTATCTACTACTTTCTTTATTCCAGTTGCTTTTGTAATTTTTGCCACTGTATCGCCCAAACCTTTTGATTTTTTCTTTTCCATATAATATAATTTGTAGTTTGCAATCGCCCCGTAGAGCGACTGCGTCTACAGTTAGATTAATTTAATCTTTTTTCAATATTGGAGTAAATCTCCATACCTTCGTCAGTTTTAAACCAAGCGGCTAAAGCTGAGTAAGGGTGTTCGTCAAACGGAACGTTCATTAATTTTCTATCATTAGAGCCCCATGAAAAAGTTCTTTGATCAGAAGATAATTTTAATATTCCCATTTCGGTTGCTTTGATACCAAAGTTTCTAAGAACAACGTTGTCGTCATTTGCTAGCTCTAAGAATAATTCTGGATTTTTCTTAGCATATAACAGCACGTCTCTTTTAAGTTCCTTAGAACTCATCTCTGACACCTTAGATCCTAACTCTACGCGCATAACAGCTTCCGCTAAATCAATATCCATCTGCCTAGCTGTTAACATTGCATCTAATTCAATATTTAAAACGTCTAAATCTTCTGTTGCTTGTTTCTTTTCAGATATTTCAACCCAAGATTTACCGCTTTGTGGATGGTATTTAGATAGCATTTTTTGAAGAGTAACTTTGTTTTTAGGAACATTAAGAATTCCATTTCTAAAAATAATTCTTCCTCTAAGAACATCTCCCTTCATTTCGTCTACAAAAACTGTATTTTGATTCTCAGCATACATTATTTCTCTTTCGTAACCTACTTCTTCGTCAAAATAGTACAAACCTACACTTTTAAACCAGTGAGACAGTGGTTGTTTACCATCTGTTAGCTTGTACATTCTATCTTTAATTTCCCAGTCATTTATAATTTTGTTAACCGGATCTTTTCTTGTTGATTTTTTTGTTTCAACAACTGGCGTTTCCACCATAACTTCTTCGAAGTCTTTTTCTATTAAAGGCTCTACGTCCTTTTGTATTTTTTGTTTTTTTGCCATAATATAATATATAATAAAATTAATAAAAATAAAAGGGAGTGGAGACTAAGCTCCACCCTCTTTTAAAATAAATGTGCTTACGCAGCTCCTTTGAATAATACAAAGTTATTAGCACCTTGAGTAACTAGACATCTTTCAGAAAGCATGTGCATTTCCATTGCATCTAAATCAGAAGTAACAGCTCCAACTGAACCAGTAGTCCAAGATTTGAATTTTCTACTTTCTAAATTAGAAGCTCTGTATCTAACGTGCAAGAATGGTCTCTTTAAATTTCTACCTAAATTTTGGTCATAAACCGAAGAAACTCCAGCAGGAATCAATACCCCACGTATTGCATTAGTTGCATCAGTAGCATTAATTAAACCTCTAGTAGAAGCATCATTTAAGTATTTAAAGTCAGACTTGTAAAAGTCATAAGAACCTCTACGGAATCCAGTAAAACCTAAGTTAAGAGCCATGTCTTCAGAATTGTCAAATACTCCGTAAGAAGTACCACCAGAACCGTAAGAATTTTGAGCAGCTAAGATATCGTCAAGCTGTAAACTAGTAGTTCTATCCATAAACATCATGTTTTCTTCAATAGCACCGTTAGCATCAAGCTCAGCGATCAACTCATCATAGTCTCCCATGTTAGCCATAGTGTTAGCTACGTTACCTCTAGTTTCTAAAGCATCAAATAAACCTTCAGTACCAGTAATAGAACCACCTTGATGACCACCAGAAGTAGTACCAGGACCGTCTACAGATTCTAACATTGCCATTTCTAAGTAATCAGCGAAACGAGCTTTAGTGTCACCAGCAGCTTTTAAATACCACATGTAACCATTTTGCCCGTCTTCACCAGAAACTTCAACCCAACCAATTTGAGAAGCGTCAGATCCTGAAACCTCATACTTGTCTTTTAAGATGATTGGCTTGTTAGTTCTAGATGTGAACGATGGTTTGTTAGCACCAACTCTACCTTCAACGCCTTTAGCGTATTCAGAACCGTAAACTAATACAGATACATCACCAGCAGCTAAAGAACTAGTAGCGATATTTGCACCGTCATAACGTTCCCAAGTAACTTTACCAGAGTTAGCCGCAGTTGAACCATCAACAGCTGCTACAGCAGTAACGTAACCTCTTGCAGTTGCATCAGAGTCTGATACTAAAATCATATCACCTGGTCTAATACCGTGAAGTATAGCTGAAGTTGTACTTGTTACTGATTTACCATCAGCATCCGTAGTACCTGCATCAAAAGTTAATGTTCCAGTTGTTGTTGAAACCGTTAAAGCAACAGCTTTATACGATAAGTGTAATCTACCTTGCTCTGACCAAACTACTTGATCAGCAGCCATAGCTTCTTCAGCACCTACTTGTGCTAAGAAACCTGAAATTGTTCTATTACCAAATACCTCTGCTTCCTTCTCCATAAGGTCTGGTAAATATTGTTGCGCCCAACCATCACTTGAACCTGCCGTAGCAAAGTCAATATAGTTAGTAGCAAGCGTTTGTTTTAGTGGAGCCGCTGTGTATCCAGCAGCCGCCACGCCTGTAATTGCCATAATTAATTTTTTTTAAATTGTTATCTATTTTTATTTTTAATTTTAAACTTAAAATCAGAAGAATTATCACCTAGCACTTTGAACTTCGTACCACCTGCTTCAATTTTTCCATGACTTTGCCTTGGATTCATATTCACGTTTTTGGCTTTAGCAACACTATCTTTCATAGCGTCAGCTTTTCCTTGTTCGTAAAAGTGTTTTGCAACAGCATCTGCATTCATTGCTGTATATAGAGATTTGTGATAACCCTTAGCATCTGATAAAGTAGAATTTTTATCCAAAAACTTTTTGGTAAAATTATTTATATCACTTTGAGTGTTCTTAACCTCTTCAGCATTGTTTACGTTAAACCTGTATTTTTTATCACCGACGTTATATTCAAAACCTTTGAACTTGTCGTTAAAAACCTGTTCAGTTTTCTGTGTAAAAATATCAGAGTTCTTTTTAACTGTTTTCTGAGTTGCTTCTGACTCCTTGTTGTATCTATTAAAGAAATCTACAGCTTTTTGCTGCTCATTTGTGAGCTTGCTTCCAGCTTTAATATCTTCATAGTATTTGGACTTTTGCCCGTCCAAGTGGCTTTTAGCGTTGGCAACTTGCTCTTTTAACGCTAATTTTTTTCTTCGTATATCTCTTTCATCGTCCGCATCTTCATCGAAAGAGAATTCATCTTCCATAAGGAAGTTAATTTCTTCTGTGTTTAAATGAGGTTTTGTTTGTTTATAATACTCATATAATAAATCCTGATTATCCATGTTGCTATAATCCTTATTGAGTTTAACGTAGTCATTTAAATCTCCACCAGTCTCTTCCATAAAGTCGATTAACTTTTGAATATTTTCTGGTATTGGTTTACCCGTAGCTTCTGCCTCGGCTACAGCCTCTTCAACTTGCTTTTCTACCTCAGTTGCTTCTTCTTCAGTGGAATGTTCAGTAATTTCTTCTAATACTGAAGTTTCTTGTGTTTCTGCTTCCGGTTGTACTTCTTCTTGTTCTTGTGTGGGCTCGGCATTTTCAGGCTCTGCAACCACTCCGCTGTCGTCAGCGTTATCTTCTTTAGTTTCATTTTTCTCTTCTTTTGGTGTTGGTGGTTTGTTTAAATCTACTTTTATAACACTATCATCCCCATCAGATTCAAATTTACTTTCATCAACTTTCACCACATTTTCATCACCTGGATCTTGTTGGTTTTGTTGTGTAGTTTTTTCAACTACTTCTTCTAATTTTTCTTCCATAATATAATATAATAATAATTAATAATTCTAACTAGGTTCAAACGCGCCTAAATCAAATCCTCCGCCTAGTATATCATTACCTGCAGACTCAAAGTTTTTAGGTGGTTTTCCACTATTTCTTTGCTCAATCATTTCTGACTGTTGTGTAGCTTGTATTTTTGTTCTCTCGTCTTTTCTATCTTCTTTTTGCTTTTCTCTATCTTTCATTCCATCAACCTCAACACCTTTTAATTGCATATTGTATTGGAACTCCAGAGCCATTAATTCTTTTTTCATTTCAACCTCTTGCATCATTTTTTGAGCTTCCATTTGAGCTTCTACTTGCATAAGTTCAGCTTTACTAGCATTTATAGCTTGATTTTTTTGAATATCAGCTTGAGCTGCGGCTTGAGCCGCTTGTGCATTAGATTGTGTTTGAGCTTGTATATTTTCCAATTGCAATTGTCTATCTCTGTCTTGTTTCTTTTTTCTTCGTATTTTTAAAAGTTGATTTGCTAGTTTAACATTTCTTATTTCCCTAAGATCAATAGCATCTTCTAGTTCTATACTTTGTTGCTGAAGAGCCATTTGAATATTGTTTTCAAGTATTTGTTTTTCCTCTTCGTCTGGTTGTAATTCTATAAAAATACCAAAATCATAAAGGTGTAAACTTGACATTTCTTCTAAAGTTGCTACATTATGAACTCCTATAGCTTGAATAAACGCATCTTTAGTTGGTGAATATTCTATAATATCAGATACTCTTAATGATAAACACTCTGCGATTTCAGCAGTTAAAAATAAACCCGATTGCAATATATGTCTTGTTGCTGTATTACTATTGGCAGCAGCTAATTTCTGAACTCCAACTAAAGCATTTTTATCCGGCATACTACCATCTCTAGCTTCATTAAGTCCAGTTACATCTCTTATCATTTGTAGATAGTAATTATAATTACCAATAAGAGCTTGCATTTTATTACCACCAGATCCAGATGTGATTTCTTGAATAGGTACTTTACCTGGATTCATATCGCCATCTTGAGTAAATGATCTACCTATAACAGAACCAGTTTGAAAGAACATGTTAAGCGCTTCCTGGGGATTGTAGTTTGTTCCGTTGCCTAAATCAACTTCTGCTAAACCATCCGCATCTAAATAAACGCCATCTGGAACCATCCGCGCCATTACTTGTTGCAACTTAAGATGTGTTAATTGAATCATGTCAGCAAAGCCAGTTACACGTTTTACTAATGAATCAATTTTACCATTATACATTCTCGGTGCTACAATAGCATAATTCATTTTTACTTTTGTGAAATCACTTTTAGGGCGCATCATATTTGATGCCATTTCCCATTTAAGCAATTTATCTGTACCTAAAATCATAGCGCCATCGTATAGACATTCTATAGATCTTAATAATCTAGAATATCCACCTTCTTTTTCTGACGGCGGGTTAAACGTGTCATCTTTAGGTATAATTTTATTAGCACCAGTACCAGTTTCTTTTACTTTATAAACTTCGTTCATATATGTTTTGTAATTAAAATACAAAACTTGAATAGTGTTGTTGTCTTCTTTATCGTAACTATTCGTTGAATTATAATTTGATCTATTATAAGATTTATTTTTCATTATATCTTCAAGATCACTTTCTGTTAAGTGTGGGAATTGTTTTGCTAATTCATTAACTGGAATTGTTTTTACTTCGCCAACATAATATATATCTTCAAAGTACGGCGAATCCGTGTAAGAATAAACAAGATTCGCTGGATCAACATAATCCACAGTAACACCTTCAGAAGTGTTGAAAGAAGTTTTTACAGCACCAATACCAAGAACCGTTAAGTCATAATAAAATCTTTTCTTAATCAGCTCGTAATTATTGCCCTCAAATAAAACACTTAGCGCTTGTTCTTCCGCTAATTCTATAGACTGCTTATAGGTCAATTGCATGTGAAGTTCTAGCTCTTCTGTTGATTCTGGCAACTCCTCCCCCGTGTCTCTCATGTCTATACCATAATCATTCGCTATCTCATTATCAAAAGCCTCCATTTCCATGTCTTTCATTACGGATTCCATGTACTCTGTTCTTTGTGTTACACTAAACGGATCTTGTGCAAAAGCTTTTATATCATAAGTTCTTTCGGCTATACCATTAACTACTATGTCTACAAATTTAGAAATAATTGGAACTGGTTTCCAGTCTAAATTTAAATAGGACAAATCACCGTTTATAGATAACTCATCCTTATATTTTTGTATAGACTGCTCGCCTCTAGCGTACAATCTTAGATTATGAAAATTATTTTGATTAGATCTATATCTATTAAGACTTCTATCGTTGTTGAACCACTCTTGCTCAATAGCTTTAGCTACTTTTAAACCATAATCATAACTTAGCTTTTCAGCGTCACTAACTGTTTGACTCGGGAAATAACTTTTCATGCCAGACTCTGCCATATTTATTATTTGATTATTTGTGAATTAGTTCCAGTATTACTATACTTAGAAATATTTATATTTAGTTTAGGTTTTTCAACCTTAGCGTTTGGTGCATACAAATGTCTATTGTTGGCCATTATAGCTAAACCAGAACTTATTGTTGCATCATACTTTGTTCTTTTGTTTATATCAAATCTACTCCAATCATTTAATAAATCATTGAAGTATAAATCTCCAAAAGTTCCATCTTGTCTCATGCCCACGTGATCTTGGATGTACATCTCAATTGCAGCAGCATGAGCTTGTTTTATATCTTCCGAGGAATTAGGTATTCCTCCAACTTCTTTTTCAGCTACAGATAATTTATTCCATGATTTATCAGGACGGTTCATACTAAAACCTCTGTAACCTCTACGCCTCAAGTAATACAAGAGACGAGGTTTATTGTTTTCCGCAAGTATAGGCATTCCATAAAATACTAATGCCATTAATACATCTTCAAAAAATATCTCAGCCGTAGGTGGTCTTGATAAGTATTCTAAAAAAAAGCTATTCGCAGGAGCGTCCTCCATGCTAAACCTGGTTAAGCCGTGTAATGCTCCTTTAGAACCTTCTCCATCTACGGTCCCTGATATATCATAAGAGTCACAACCAAATGCTCCCATGTGTTCATTACCAGGATATTTTATACCATTTTTAAGTACCACTCTATTCTGTAATTGCTGAGGTGGAACCCAGCTAACTTTAAACCTACCCTTTGGATCTGGATAGAATATTACTTGTGAATCTTTAATACCGTTTACCCATTGAAAATTACCTTGAGTAATTCCTAAGGTTTTAGACATTTCTTCGTTATAATCTACTTGTTCATATATTTTAACTAAATTAAATATACTATTTTTTGTTTCATCTCTAAATGCATGCTCTGTAGTTCTTGGGAATTGACGGTAAAATTCATTTAAAGCATCTTGATCATCTTTTAAACCATCTACTTCGTTCTGCCAATTATCTATTACACCTATATCTATTAATTCACCGTCTGGGGCGAAGACATCGATATCAGGAGTAATGAAAACTGGAATTCCGTACTCATCAATAAATCCTTCGTAGTTCCACTCCATTGGGATAAACAAAGAGTATAAACCAGATTTTGTCTGACCGTTTCTATTTCGCTTAGTGACATCTGATGCATTGTATAATTTTTTGAAGTTA